TCTTACTCCTATAAGATAAAAATCTGGTTTTCCTTCCTCTGCTTCTTTATAATCAACAACCCTAGTAACTAATACCGGAAAATAGTCTTCACTTGAAGTGTATAGAGATAAAGTTTCTTTTGTGAAGTCTATAAGCATAATCAGTTAAAAGCTTCCTCAGAAGTAACTATTGAATTTCCTATTAGGGAGAACGGAGTTACTGCTACTCTAGGAGCATAAATTATTATAGCGTCTTTATTTTTGATTTTCACTTTTTTTGTGTTTGCTGCGAGGTTTTCTCCTATGTTCATGTCAACGATATAAACATCGTGAATGTAGTCCTTTGATTTTACTCCAATACCATAAATATACGGTTTATAAATTTTGTAGGTTTGCGCTTTCCCATCAAAAGATAGAAGTACATCGTGTATAGTTCTATAAAGCTCTTTTGGAGAATTTAGTTGTGGTATTACATATTTATCTCTCGCCTTTAATTCATAAATTACTGGAACTACTTCTCTTGAAGATTTGTCGTAAATAAACATTCTTACATCTCCAATGCCCCCATGCTCATCTTTTATATAAAGAATGTATTTGTTGTTACCAACTTCATATGCTTTATACTTTATTTCTTGTGCTTCTAGTCTTCTTTTTACTGAAAAAGTTGAATATTCTTTGTTACTATATCTGTCATTCAAGTAGTATTCTAAAATTTTTAAAAATACTTTTTCAAACGCTCCTCCTTTATATTTCATCCATCCATAAGAGCTTGAAGACAGTCTATTTAATTCATCCATTATTGATGAGGAAGTCATGTATAAAGAATAGGTATCTCTATAAAAGTTTTCAATTAGTCCACTACCTAACAACGCATTTGTAACATCCTTATCTGTTAACAGACCACTAAAAAACTTATCTACTAAATTAAAACTTATCTCAGCTATTTTATAAAGGTGTTCAAAGTCATCTATATCCTTTGGCGCTAAATTATCCGCCCCAGAAAAAAGTTCCTTGGGGCTTTTTTCTCTTACTGTAAAGTTAAAAACAGGACCACTTTTATCTCTGTTATATTCATAATCAATTAGGGAAAGATATCTTAAGGATGCCGAAAGTAAGTTTCTTCGTGAAATGTAAAAACTGTTAGGCCCTACCTGAAAAATTTCTTCATCAATTAGTCTTTGTTCATCTTTGGGAAATAACAGTTTTAATCCAAACAAGTCCTTAATTAACTTATCTATTTCCTGGAAGGAATGTTCACCTTCAAAAATCTTTGGATACAATTGTTTCAAAAATAGGAAATCTAGAAAAGACAATCCAAGTGCAGGTGGTCTTGATATCATATCATACAATATTGAGCTTATACTCTCTTTTACTAGAGATCTGAAGTTTAAAGAGTCTACAATGTTTGACAATTTTTTAGCTCTTGTCCTTGTTTTTTCTAAAAACTTTTTGTATTCATCAAGTTTATCAATTTCGTTTGCGTCAAAAACCAAGAAATGAACAACTACAAACGCAGATTCAAAACCGTGAGAAAACGGTATGTAAACAAAAGTCTTTTCTATGTTTTTTGTTTCTGCTTTTTCATTTGAATATATCCTTGCTTTTATTGAAAATTCATCAGATATTTTATCGTGATTCAAAGTTCTCAATATAGGCAAAAAATAGTTTTGTTGTCCTTTATACTTATAGTCAGTTTTTGGAATGTATAGATTTTCCTTTCCTGGAAAGTATTTAGATACTTCAACAACAACAGAAGTTCCGTTCTCTAGTTCATAGTTAAAAACTCCGTTTCCGGCATATACGGAGCTTTTAACTCTCTCCTCTAGTCCTAGATCTTTCCTAACCAACCTGAACAGAAATTCTGGATATGAAATAAAGAATGCAAACATTCCTTCATCAACAAATTCTCCATGTATAGGAACAGATATAAAATGACCTTCCCTAGAGTGAAGGATTTTTTGAATTTGACTCAACAAAAGCTCTGTCGGTAACTGGTATTTCTTCTTTTTTTGTAAATCCTTCTCCTTTAGGAATTCTTCTGAAATTTTGTACAACTCATAAAACATCGATATTGCTCTTCTTGAAAATTCAAATTGCCTTAACGCATCATATAGGTCATACAAAAACCTTCCAGTAAAATCATCTTCAACTTTTCGTTTTTCTAAAGCATCTTTAAATCGTTTATATATAGAATTTCCGTTTGATATTTGCTTCAACAAGTTGGGTAAGTTTACACCAGAAGACAAAGATTTCTTTAAATCTCCCTTTAGATAAACAAGTGATAAAGTTGTTTCCAAATAATCTATTAGGCTTTGGGCTGAATTTAAAAACTTTTCTTCTTTTTCATCCAAATTTGTCCTACCTTTAAACTCTAAAACTGCTTTCTCTACAGATTTTTTAAGGTTTTCAATTGAATGTTCTAAAAATTCTATACTTGACTCCCACAAATCTTCTATATTTACTTCAGTTTTATTTTCTAAAAATGAAGAAAGCTTTAACGCAGATTGAATCGTTTCTAACTCATATTTAATCTGAGCATCTATTTGTTTTTTTGCTTGTGTTTTTGGTGTGTTTTTTTGAACGGTACTTTGTTGGGGCATTGGAGAAAGAGGCACATTTTGTGTTGTAAAAGAAATATCTACCAACTCCCAATCTTCATCTAACAAAACGCCTCTCCAACCAGGAGAAGATTCTGGAGGAAAAAACATTCCTGTAGGTTTATGGAGCAAAATATAGCCTGGTGGAACCTTTTTAACCACCTGTTTTCCATCTTCTCTTATTTTTATAAATTCATTAGAGTTCTCCATACTTTTTCTTGATAAACTCTTTTACATAATCTTTTGCTTCTTGCCTTTCTAGTTGTTCACCTAGAAGGGCCTTAGAAACAAAGTTCTTCATAAATATATTATCAACTTCTTCAGATATACTTTCCACTAAATTCATATAATCATCAAAGTTTTCTGCTACAAAAACAAAGTTTATGTTCTTATTTTGACCGAAAGAGGAAATTAGCGAACCAATAGTACCAAGTAGACGAATTTTTTCGAATTCGCAATCAATGCTAATTGTGTCAATAAAGTATGAAAGTGATGCAATTACTTCTCTAATTTTATCGTAGCTAAAGCTCAGCAACCAATGAAGCCTATCGTTAGTTTCAAAATTTTCTACCTGCATACCCAATAGTGCTTCTAAAACGCCTCTACAGGAAGTAATCAAATTATTAATCTTATCTACACCAATTTCTTCCATCAAAGAAAATAGAAGGAACAGAGAATAAGGAGCAACTTTATAGCTGTCAATAAGATTAGACAGTTCTCCTTCCACAAAAAACTTTTTCTTGAGTAGATTTACAAGATTTTCCAGTTCTTCGTATGGAGTTACTAGTAATTTCTCTACATCATCCAAGTAATCAAAGCTGTCATAATTTTTCTTCTTTATAAAATCGCTAAGTTGAGAATATCTCAATAAGTCGACATCCTTAAAGTTCTTAAATTCTAGCCAATCAAAAACAATTTCTAGTTTTGTTGGCTTTTGTGGTGTATAGCTTAATAGCTCATCTAATCTTGTGAACTTATCTTCCGAAATTATCGGAGAACAAACTGATAAATTTACAAACACATATCTCTTATCTTTATCTGAATAAAATTCTACCTTTGGTACAGTATGACAATCAAAGTGTGTAGCTATCAGTCCAAAAGTTTCTCTGTGGTCTAAAGAGTTTTTTCCTAATAATCTGATAACTACATCTCTTTCTGTCGTATAAATAGTTTCGTCTTCCACCAAAGAGTTATATTTGAAGCTCAACATATCTTTTGCGCTTACTTCTATGTCTGCTTCATTATTGCTTTCTATAAACTCGCTTACCGAATCTAAGCCAACAGATTTCAAAACTCTTGTAAGTATCTCCTTTTCTCTCAAATAGTTATCATCATTAGTTAGTTCTATTACTTGTCTTAAGTTTTCTGAAACATTTGTATTAGCATCTAAAGACTTAAACAGGTTTCTAAGAACTTCTAATCCTGCATTTTTTTGTTCAGAAGCACCTTCTGCTTCTCCTACTCCACCCCCTCCTTGCTGAGGAGGTTGTGCACCCATTACTTGTGCAAGCTGGGGAGGAACAGCACCCTGTGGTACAGCACCTTGTTGTGCCTTAACTTGTTCATCTTCAGGCTTCCAATTTCTCAGACCCGAAAAGGGTACATCTCCCCAAGGTACAGGTTCCAAACCTTTTTCCATTCTTGCTTCATTTATTGACCTAAATCCTGTATTTAATTGTCCCTGAATTATGTTCCACCAATCTCTCTCTTTTTCTAAGTCATCTTCTTTAAACCACAATTTTATATCCTTTTCTTCCCTAAATTCACTAATTACTTCGTCAAAACCTTTAGAAATGGTAGCCATCAGAGGTTCTAAACCTTTTGCCTTAGTTAAAGAAGCCATTACCTCTGCTGTTGCCTTATTTGAACCCTCAAGAATTCCAACATCTTGAGGAGATACTTGATATACAGCACAAATTTTTCTAGCAACAAATTCTGCAAGTTCCTTAAACTGCATATCCCTTCTTTTTCCTTTAAAGTCTATCCAGGTAAATTTCCCACCAGAAAGAATAGGAACTTGCGTGTAATCGCCCATCATTATTGCTTGAAGTTGTCTTTGTATAGATTCTAGTTGTTCTCTAGAAAGTTGAGGATATATATCACCTTCCTTATAGGAAGGAGGCTCGATAGCTAAAATTCCCTCTGGTATGCTTCCACCCTTTCTGTAATAATCTAGGTTTCCTTTGTCTATAAAGATATCTGAAAGAATTACCTTGTAAAGAATTTCGATTGGCGGCAAAGAATAACCATACATATAAACATCTGGTGTTAAATTTTGCCTGAAAAGAATAACATCTTTCTTATCAAAATAAGCAACAATAGATCCGTCTACCTCTTGAACATAACCAGCTACAGTACCTGTGTTTTCACTTAAAATCGGCTTTATTGTAGTTCCATCAACTGGTGTTATAGCTACCAAATTGCCTTGCTCATCTCTAATTTTTACTATTGCTCCTCTATCTATCGTCAAAATATCGTCTAATACCATTCCAAGAATATATTCCCAACTATTTACTTCAGAAAAGTAAGGATCCGGTCTTTCTAAAAATTCCAAGATATTTCTAGCATCTCTTATTCTTTTTAGATAGTAGTTTACATGCTTATCTTCTATGTGTTTGTATATTTCTAGTTCTCTGCTGGTAAGTTTTTTAGGTATTTCGCTTACTTTGATAAGTTTGTTGTCGTTGTTAAAACGATATTTTCTAAAAAGATTTATTAGAAAGAACGCATCTGGATCGCTGATTGAAGGAAGGTACATCAAGCTCTCTGGTGAATACTCAAATAGGTTAAACTTAAAAGGAGGTTCCTGGTGATTGTAAGGAACAATAATCTTTTCCTTTTTTAATACCTGATTTTTCCTAAAGATGATAATCGAATAAACGACTGTACTATTCCAGGCTAACGCTCTATATGTAAGTAATGGTTTAAATCCAGGATAATCTTTTCCTCTAGAAAGAGAATCTACATTAGCCTTTATCGTTGAACTAAAGCTTGGCCTTCTTTGTTCGTTTGCGTTTACTATAAATCCTTTAATAATGCTTTCTAGGCTTTTCATATTAATCTCCTAAGACAGCTATTCCAGATATATGTATGAAGGGAATCTCACTTCTAAAAACCTCATTAATATATTTTACGAAAAGTCTGTCTTCTAGTATCCTTTTTACTTGTGGATTGCTCTTTTTGTTTTTTATTGAAACAAAAATCTCCATAGTGTTACTTGCATTTACTATATAATCCCCATCAAAAACTCCATTTTCCATGTCTAAGATATTTATTTCCACCTCTGAAAATTTAGAAACACAAAACTCATCATCGTAATATTTTTCTAAGCAAAGTTTTAAAAAGGCATCAAAAAGTATATAATTTATCAGCCCACTTCTTGTCGTGTTTTTCTTAAAAAACCCTTCATAGTAATATGGAGAAGACACTTTGAGATTAAACGATTTTGAAAGGTCTGATACCCTTGTAGAATCGAAGTAGTTTCCAGAATTTGTGTAGTTATTAAATTTTATTTTTTCTTTAAACTTAGAAAAATTTTCTTCTTTAACAAAGAAAACTCTTGACTTAACAAGGATATAAAGCGAAATATACAAAGAGTATATAGATTGCGCAAACAAAAAAAGTAATTTTCTGAGATTTTTAAATCTCTTTGTTTTTGAATAGTCTGATTCTTGGTAATTGTTAAAGGTTATTTCTACTTTGAGTCTTTCCACTAAAATTATTTTAACAGAACAAACCGTTTAAATCTCGTTACTTATATTTATCTTATACACTCCACGCCTGTTTATTCCTCTTTTGAGTATCTTTATATCATCTATAATGAAATTCTCTTTCAAAATTGACAAAGCTTTGATATGATTAAAACTATTTCCACAGGTATATATATCTAAAGAAACATAACCTTCATCTATCCAGTAATGCCAAGATAAATGAGATTCACCCAAAAGAAAAACTCCAGAAGAGGCTTCATTAGGAAAAACAAAGTGTTTAAAATCTATTATTGTTGCATTTGATTCTTTTAACAAATCATAAAAAAAGTCTTTTAATCTATCGCCCCTAAACTCTTTACCCTCCTTAACTTTTAGTTCTAATATGACATGGGTACCTTCAGTAGGAACATGTTTATTTTTCACAAAAAAAAGTATACAATTTTTGTTAAAAAAAATTAACCCCCACACAGGTTTGTGTGAGGGTTAATTTGTAAATCTTTTACTCTGCAGTATTTACTGGTTCGAACTCTACTTCCTTGAGGAGCTTTCTAGACTCCTTAAGAAGCTTTTCGAGCGCTAGAGTGTTCTTGCGAAGCCTTTGCCTTGCTATTTTCTTGCCCTTCTGAGTAAGTTCCCTAAAGTTCTTTTGTAGGGCAATAAACTCCTCTTCGACAGCTACCATGAGATCGTCCAGCCTGTCTACTCCTTTTACCTTGTATCGCATGTTTCTTCCTCCCTAAATCAGGAACTCATCTCCGAGTTCCCTTACCTCATCATTATACACCAAATTCTCCTCATTTGATTCATTATCTACCGTTTTTCCTTCAACATTACCAAACTCTACGAAAACATAATCTGCAATTATAGAAAACTTATCTTTGTAATTTTCCAGTACGCCGTCAATCATTAGTTTTTTCCCAATCATACTCTTATCTACTTCTATTCCCCTGCTGTTGAAAAGCGTTACAAAAATTCTAGTTGACTTTTTCCTTGTTGTTTCAATCAACAATCTTTTGCGATTTTGATTATCATAAACCCCAACCAAAGTACCGGAAATTGTAGCAAACCTTTTTTCCTTTTGAGGATATGAAGAGAACGAAATTGATGTGGTGTAAATATAATCTTCTTTTTCTCCATTTGACAACATTCCGTACACTAAAGCATACAAAGAAGCTTTTTTCTTCAAGCTGCTTATAACTTTTTCCTTAACTATAGAAAAGTCCATTGGAACTAGTACTGGAAAAACATTTTTTTCTACTTCAACCATAAACACATCATTCCTAGCGTCTACAAGCTTTCCAGCCAACAAAGCGCTGTTTTTGTCGTACCTAAACTTAAATGTGTCCACTAGAACCAAACCCCCTCTCTCCTCTTTCTGTATTAGCGTATTTCTCTGCAAACTCTTCCTCGCTTACTTCAACCATTTCAAAAAATGACCCAGTATCATAACCAATTAACACTAATTGTGCCACAGCAATATCATTCTTAATGTTAAATATACCCGTACTATAAAACTTAAGTCCAACTTTTATTGGGCCACGATATGAGCTATCAATTACCCCATGGAACACATCTACTCCAGACTTAAAGAAGTTACCACTTCTACCAAATATAATCCCATGGATGCCTTTTGGTAACGCAATTTTATAGGGAGTAGTAACGAAAACATAATAACCAGGATAAAGAACAAGAAGGCTTACTTCATCATTAGAAATCTTTTTAACCCTAATTGATTTTTCGTCTGGAATTTCTACAGTTGAAACATCTGGAAACAAATCAATTCCAGCATTTTCCAAAATGTTCGCCTTCAAATCCTTGGCCGACTTGTTCAGCTTAGTGTAAGGGATTCTGGTCATCCCTACCTCCGTTACTAGCATAGCACCAACGGGCTTATATGTCAAGCCCCTGCAGCCTCCTTAGCCTTTTGACTTTATTTTCAAGTTCCTCTAACTTAGTTGCACTTAATTCTTCTTTATTAATTATCGTGAAGTTTGTAAAGTCTATGTGTTTGATATCGTCTTCAGAAAGCTTTACAGCATTAAGTTGATGCTTTAAAAACGCTCGCCAAGTCATTGGAACAATCTTAGCAACAAAAGAGGCCATTGCTTTTGCAACTTCTCTAGTTTCCTTTTGTGTATGATCGTCTAATCTAAGCCTCAAAAAGTTCATTAAATTTCTCAGGTCTTGCTTGAAAAAGAACATTGTGTATGTACCTAAAGGTAGAAGGCTTCTCGCAACTTCTCTAGCCAAGCCTTCATCCAACATTTCTTGATAGTTTTTATAAACATATTTGTAAGTTTCATCGAAGATTTTTATCGTCTTAAGTAGCTTTTCTGTATTGTTCTCTTCAATAGAGGATTGTCTGTTTGCTTTGGAGTTTGTTCTAAATTCGTTAGGAATGTAAAACTCATCTTCAAGTTTTACATATCTACCGCTTATTTCATTGAAGCTAGCTGTTCTGTGTCTAAAAATTTGTCTTGCTACAAAAATCGGCACCTTAAGGTGGAAAACAAACTCTACCATTTCAAAGGGCGACATATGTTCATTACGCATTAGATAATCTATTAACGCCTCATCTTTAGACTTTCCTTTAAAATTGTAAGAAACTCTAGCAGCCTGAACAATTAGCTGATCGCTTCCCATGTAATCAACAAGACGAACGAAACCTTTATCGAGAACTTTTATCTCTCTAGGAAACTCTCCAAAACCTTCCTGCATCTTCTTCCTCCGCAACCGCTGCTACTAGTGTATCAGAAAATCTTCTTTTCGTTTGAAGCACTTAAGGAAATTTTGTGTTTTATTGAATAGTGCAACATTTCTAAAATCTCATAAAGACCGGAAAGGTAATTTAGATAAGCCTTATATAGGGCAATTTTCTTCTTTAAATTTCTATATTCTTCATTTAGCTCAACCAATTTTTCTACCTCTGTATTTGTAATTTTCTTTTCAGCAGATAAAGAAGTTTTTGTTTGTATGAAAAGATTGGCATACATAGATTCTTCTTCGTTGTCTTTTATTGCCAAGATTCCTTCAATTAAAGTCTTTTTGTAATTTATATGTTCTAACCAAGAAAGGACAGAGAATAGAAGTTCATTTAGTTCTTCAGGGGAAAAATCGTTTATAACAGAAAAATCTAAAAAATATGTTTCTTCATCAAAGGGCATCTTTAATGTTTGTGCAACATCTTTTATGCTGATTTTATAAACCTCAGGAATTTCCTTGAAAATTGTTTTGTAAGGACTTTCTAATCTTCTTTGACTATCCATACTAGTAGCTTATCAAAAAGCTTCCTGTTTGTCAATGCATCATCTAAGGACACACTTTTTAAAATCTCTTCTGCAATTTTCTCCCTTTTAAAGTCCCCATTTTTATTAAAAAATTCCTTGATTAAGTTGAAAACAAGGACATAAACTATGTTTTCATTACCAAACCATTTTCTATATGTTCTTGAGAAGCCCAAATCGTGTCTTTCCTTGTGATGAAAATCGCACAATGGTATTGTTGAAAAGTCTGTAAATCGCTTATAATTTCTATAGCAGTAGGAAAGATTTTCGTGGTGAGCAATTGTTTCTGTTTTTGAAAAGCTTCTTTTCCCCAAATAACAAGCAATGCATTCAAAATTGTGAATATAATCTAAATATTCCTTTTCTAGCTGCTCAAAAACATCTCTATTAAGATATTCTCTCATTGAGCTGCAGGAATAAGAAAAATCACTCATCTTCCTCCTCCTCAGATAAATTTACAGATTTAAGGTTTGCAATTTTTTCTTTGATTTTTTGCTCAACAAGCTCTGCAAAGTGCTTGTTGTTTTTTATTTCTTCAATTAATTGAACTGCGCCATGAAAAGCTTTCTCTTCTCCAGTTATTTGTTCTTTGTACCAAGCACCCGATTTCTTAACAAGTCCAAGTTGACTCAGTATTTCTGGATAATCTATAGTGTAAGTTCCATCATAGAACAGTAGAAATTTGGCTTTTCTCATTGGTGGAGCAAACTTATTCTTTTCTATTTTTACATGAACTTCATCTCCGATTTCTCCATCTTCATCTTTTATTGGTTTTTTGCGCATATTAAGTCTAAGGGACGAGAAGAATTTTAATGCTCTACCGCCTGGAGTTGTTTCTGGATTTCCATAAACTCCTATTTTTTCACGAATTTGGTTGATAAACATTATCGTTGCTTTATTTTGCCTTATGACGGGCATTAACTTTGAAAGTGCCATTGAAAGTACTCTAGCCCTTACACCAACCAAGCTATCTCCGTAATCAGCATTATTTTGGGATACGGTAGGTGGGGCTACAATTGAATCGTAAACAACATATTGAACACCTTGGTTTATTAAAAATTCTAATTTCTCAAGGCTTTCCTCCAAGGAATTTGCCTCAATTAAAAGCAGTTCATCAAGGTTCACGCCAAGAGTTTCAGCCCAAATTGGATCAAAGGAGTTTTCAGCGTCAATAAAAGCACATATTTTATTTGCTTTCTGCATTTGAGAAATAGTTATCAGACTAAAAGTGGTTTTACCTGAAGATTCTTGGCCGTATACTTCAATAATTTTTCCCATTGGAATTCCACCAATTCCTAGTGCTAAATCTACTGTCAATATTCCGGTAGAAACTATTTCCTCTTTAGTTTGCTTTAATTCTTGACCAGTATAAATTTCTTCTCTGCTAAACTTTTTAGCATAAGAAGAGATAATTTGCCTTATCTTTTCGTTGTTCATTCAGCACCTCCCTTCTTCCCCAATGCGTACTCTTTTGCTTGCCTGTAAAGCTTATCGCCTATAATCCTAAGGTTTGCCAAAGCCTCTTGTATCGGTTTGGAGTTGCGATTCTTTAGTTCTTCTTCCGTTGCAAATATTTGATTTTTGAAAAACCAAATATACAAACCGATTGAATGATTGGCAGCAGCTCTCCTTATTGCGTCTGTTTCTGCAGACTTAGGATCTGCCTTAATAAATTGTTTTTTTAACTTTTCTAAATCATTATCAAAAACCAAGTAAGAAGAACCAGTTCCTGTCATTGTTTTGCCCATGATTGTAAGCTCAGCCTTTGCCATATGTCCAACAATCAAAAATCCACTTTTATCGGTAGTTTCTACAGTTATTGGAGTTATTTCTGTTCTAAGTTCCCACTCTCCAGGGATCATTGTATTTAAACGATGAATTATGTACCTAACGTCAAGATATGGTACTACCAAATAAGAACCATTTTTTAGCTTTTTATCTACACGGAAAAGAATCGCCTGATCTGGAAAGGGCCGCATTAATTCAATTCTGATCTCCTTCTCAGTCATGCTCCTACCTCTCTCTTAGGGTATAACAAGCTTGCGCTTTTTGTCAAGCCTTGCTCTTTTTGTCGTCTGTCTTTTTGGTGCTACCAAATTTAATTTCCTCCACATTAAAATCAAAGGTTTTTGTATCATATGAAATAACTGCAGTAAAAAGTGGACCATTTCTCTGCTTTTTAACATAAAAGTTTATATATTTTCTTGTCGAAACAATCTTTTCTCCATTGTTTAGCGTTATTGAATCAATTTCTTCCTCCTTTTTGTTAGACATTAAAGCAATCAGAGAAGCTGCTTGTTCAATATCTCCACTTTCTTTTAGGTCATCAATATTAGGTTCTTCGCTTAATTTTCTTGACAACTGAGAAACTTCAACAATTGCAACATCCAACTCAATAGCCAATGTTTTTAGTCTTTGCGCAATTGAGCCAATTTCTAGATGTCTATTTCCAGAAAACTTAATGTTTGACATGAGTTGTAAGTAATCAATAAAAACAATTTTTGTGCCATTTTCATATACACTTCTTCTAATAATTGACTCTATGTTTTCTATAGATCCATCGTGAGTAGAAGTAAAGTAAAGGGGCCAGCTATTCATTTTTTCAACTGTTATTTGCGCCAACTTCTTTTCTTCATCAGTTAGTTCTTTTTTAAATATCTTAGATGCGGGTATCTTTGCAATCATTGAAATTAACCTACCAAAAATCTGAAATTTGGTCATTTCCATTGAAATCAGGTGAACAGGTATATTTTCCAAAGCATGCTTATAAGCAACATGCAAAGATAGGAGGGTTTTTCCTATACCAGGTCTTGCACCAATAACAACTACATTTCCCGGTACAAAATCATAAATGTAGTCGTCAAGGTTCATATTTCCGAACCTAAATCCAAACCTATAAGTGTCTTTTTTGTTCAACTCATTAAAAAATTCTCTAGACATATCTTCAACAGATAAAATGTCAACATTTTTTATTCCGCTTCTAGAAATTTCTTCTTGAATTTCTTTGAGTTTGGAATAAACTTCTGAAGTTGATAAAAACTTTTTTATTGACAATTCTTTTAATTGTGGGGAGATTCGTCTAAGAACACTTTTTTCCTTTAGCCAATTCGCATACTTAACTGTAAGATTAAGTCCTTTTTCATCCGGCGTAATTTCATCATAAAGTTCAACATCTTCTGCTTTAACTAAACCAAGTTGTACAATATCCGACAATAAAGAAGCTTCTGGTTCTTGGTTGTGATTTTTAACATATTCAAAAGCTTTTCCTAGATACACAAAATCATCTTCTGAAAGGAAAATAACTTTCTGTATAAAATCTTTGTGTTTAATTAGGCTAAAAACGATTTCTAACTCAATAAGATAGAGGTTTTCATCGAAAAGCTCATTTTGGTCCATATTCGTACCTCCCCGTATATGGGTTCATCTGGAGTTCCCAATCGCAAGGTACTTTCTCGTACTGCATCGTATATGGATTATACTTTGTGCACATATTCTCATCTTGGCTCATAACATATGAAGACTTATATTCGTTATAAGTTACATCATCTTTAGCGAAAACATACTTATCTTCGCTTGTATCGTAGGGATTTTGAACAATATCTAAGTCATCTTGTGTTAAGTCGTATGTCTGCCTATAGGGGTTCATTTTAATTACTTTTCTCTTTCTTACCACCATGTGGCCTCCTCTACCTATGGGAAGCTTACCACATCCTTGGGGGTGTGTCAACGGGTTGCAGAATTGATGATAAAATAATTCTGCTATGGCTAAGAAGTTTTCAAAAGAACCAACAGTAGCAACACTAAAAAGTGAAATAAGAAAAATACTAGATTCTTATTATCCATACAACAATTTTAAAGTTTCTGTAAAAACTGCTGACGACATGCTAATAATCAACATTGATGGGTGCGACTTTGACGAAGAATTTCGAAACATGTTAAATAGGTTTGTTGATTACAAAATTAAACACATTTACAGAAAAAAGACAGTAAAAGAAGAAAACAAAATTGTCGTAAAAAGAATACCTTACAAAGATTTTTACATAAACATAAATGATGATTGCGTCATGTTCAGCTACTACCGTTACTTGTAAAATGTAGGGGTGATAAAGATGTACAACTACACACAAGAAGACCTTTCCTTCATCGAATTAATAGAAGATATAAACTTTCACACAGAAAACTTCTACGGTAGCTTTGAGGATTACCTAATACTTCCTACATTTCTTGAAAAGGAAATCTCTAGAAAACAGACAAATATAATGCAAGAGATTGTTGATATTAGAGGGGGCAAAAGACTTGTAAAGCCAATTATTTCTTCGCCGATGAGCTTTTTTGGCAAGAAATTTGGGGAAAAGTTAGTAGAAAGGAACTTTATCTACTCAATTCCACGAATTAATAAATCCATAGAAGAGAGGATAGAAATTTACAAAGAGCTGAAATCTAAATATTACTCTCCAATTATCCTTTCTGTTGGGGCAAAAGAAGAAATTACAGATGAACTGGTAGATAATTCAGACATTTTACTACTTGATATAGCTCACGGAGCTTCAAAGCACTCTGTAAATTTCTTATATTCTCTAAGCATTCTAGGCGTTAATTCTGGTGTAATGTTAGGGAATATAGGTTCAATAAATGGAATGTTGTACCTTCTTTACTTTGCAGCAAAATTTGGTTTTAGAAATATTTACATAAGGAGCGGAATAGGTTCGGGAAGCGCATGTACAACAAGGCTAAATACTGGAATTGGATTTCCACAGCTAGACTTAATGAGAGATTTGCGAAACTTTTTACGCAACTTAAATTCTTCTAAGTTAGGAAGATATATAGAAAATCTTTCTAACATAAATGTATACCTTGTTTCTGATGGTGGAATAAAGAATTATGGAGATATAGCGAAAGCTTTGATATTTTCAGATTTGGTAATGGGAGGAAAGATTTTTGCTTCGAGAGAAGTAGATACCTTTGATAACGAAAAGGTGTTTTACTATGGCATGGCCTCACAATACGCAAAACAAAATAAAGAAAATGTTGAAGGGGACGGTTTTGAAATTAAAAATCCGCCAAATGTAGAAGAAATACTATCAGGAATAGAGGACGGGTTAAGGTCTGCTCTTACTTACACCAACTCAACAAACCTAGAAGAATTTAGAAAAAAGGCTAAGCTAGTAAGAGTAAGTTCTTCTACACTAAAAGAAACATATGTAGGCTTTTAATGTTTAGTCTTGGGGGGGGCTTGACAACTCTTATAATTTCGTCTATACTATCCATGCTATGACTAGACCATGGACAGAAGCAGAAATAAGTGAACTAATTGAATTGGTAAATGCTGGTAAAAAGCGTAGAGAAATTGCAAAAATACTGGGAAGAACACCTAAAGCAATAGAATCCAAGCTTAGAGATATTCGTAAAAAGAGTAGAGATAATGATGAAAATATTTTAGCAACCGATAAAATGAATAAAAATAACAATTCTCAAGAAAATATTGAAAAAAGCTTTGGCGAAAGAAACGATGCGATTATCTTATATAGAAAGTTCCTCAAAAAATTTTTGCAGAAAGATAGCTTACCAGAAAGAGAGTTTGATAGCTTGGCAAATGCTGTAGAAGAATATTACCTAAAAACAAGAAATCTAAATGGTGCAATTCTTCTTCTTGAAACAATAATGGAATCTGGTAAGTACTAACAAAATAAATAACGACAGCCCGTTTTAGGCTGTCGTTATTTATTTTTGCTTACTTACTTAGAGTAAGCGTCAGAGTACCAACCAATGAGGTTTCCGTTGTCGTCATAGATAGGAATAGCACCATAAGGACCAGTTACATAAGACTTAGAAGTGGGATGAGCCTTTTGGTATTCCAGGGCTGTGTAATCAAAAGTATCACCAAATGTTACAGGTACGCTAATGGCTTTACCGTCAAAGTCGAAAAATACAGCACCATTAGCTGCACCTTGATAGAGTAGGAATACATTTACTGTTTGATAGATTGGATTTCCATTACCATCGTAAGCAACAACAACACGGTAAGAAGAAGGACGGAACCAATCTTTTAAACCTTCAGAAAGAATTTGCTTTGCTAAATCCTTAAAGGAATCTTTAATTGTAGTATCGTTAATAAGGTTAGCTACTGCATCTACTGCATTAGCAACGACTTGATTAAAGTCTATTAGCCTTTCAGGTCTACCAATGATTGTGTAATTACCATTCATTGGCTTAGGAAGGGTGTCGTAGAAAGGAATAATCTGATACTGATCGCAGAAAACCTTAGAAAGAACAGAATAGAAGAAACTACCTTTACTCAAAGTGTTAGACATGCCAAAAAGGTGCTCATCGTTCTGCAAAGCAACGGAATCATGAGTAATGTATCTAGAGAAATCTACATCGAGATAAATATCGTTGTCCACAAATCTAACAGTAGGAGCCCCCGCACCAGCACAAGTAGAGGCTACAGTAATCCACTTATTAAAAATTTCCTTGGGGTTGTTGAGGTACTTTAGGAAAAGTGTTTCATCTGGAGGAGTCATTTCTGCTATCTCAGCGGCCAAATCCTCGAAGAAAGTTTCGTAAGGAACAGCAAATGTATTGAAAGAAGCTAACCTATAATCCCCTACTCTAAAGAGAAGAAGTGGAACTACTCTAGCATCTTCATAAACCTTTACAAGTTCAAAATTAGAAAGGTCTGGTGTTGCATCAAATACTGGAGTAGCAGTAGAGCCCCCAAAAACAAGTCTAAGCTGTCTACCTACTGTATACCTATCGTCAAGCTCAGAAGGAGTTAGAGCTTGAAAAGACAAAGTAGTACCATCCCAAACTGGAACTACTTCTGTGCTAACGCCGCCGTAAATTGCGGGGTTTAGATAAATTGAAATTTCCTTTCCATCAGAAGCTCTTACATACTTAGAGTATCTTCCTTCTCCATTTACTAAGACAAATTTTGCTCCAATGTATTTAAGTGAATACCCTTGAGATGTCATGTTTGTATTACCTCCTCTCTATATTGTATATTCTTCTTTTTGATAAAATCAAGCATTTTATGCTATAACAAATTTTTGTGTAACTGAAACGCCCTCTATTATTTTTTCCATCAGTTCATCATCTATATCATCCATTTCACCAGAAAGTATCAATTCCATTAACGCTTCTTCTACATTAAAAACTTTTATCTCTGCTCCTTTATTGATAGCAAAAGTAAGAAGTTCAAAAATTTTGTCATTTAAAAATTGGGAGGTGTTTTTGTAAACTTCGTTTGGGTCATTTTTTACCATGCTGAGAACTTCATTTCCAAAAATCATTTCTATCGTCCTATAAACATCTTCCTTTTCATGTTCTTGTGCGCTTATTGACTTTCCTACTAGCTCAGCTAACTTTAAAGCGGCAAAAACAAATTTCTTTATCTCATCAAATTTAGCAAAAAAGACCTCTCTATCTGCTTTCTCTTTGAATTTTACTAGGCTTGTCGTTGTCAACCTGCTCCCCCTCCTTTCAAAATCTTATCAATTCCAAAAGAATATTCCTTATTATACTGCTCCTTTGCCTTTTCTTTAAGTTCGAAAAATTCATTTACTATTACTTTTATCTCTTCTGTAACAAACTTCAATTCCTCCAAAAGTTCCTTGTGCTCTTTTATTGTTTTCGCTTGATTTATTTTATCTCTTATTGGTTTTAGAAAAAACAAATCTATGTACTCAAACATATCATCTTCGGGATTGCTTTTAATATCGATTATTGAAGTATCAAATTCGTAGAAGCATGTAGATATTATTTTCTTTTTACACAAAAACATTATGTGATTAGAAATCGCAACAATCACAGACTTTATATCTGATAAGGTAATCTCTTGCATAAACTCCTCACCTTACATTCTACGCAATTTTTTGTTTTTTGCGGATAAATGCCTGTCATAAGAGATTTTTTAATCATACTAATCTGTGAATACAGATATTGTTTGTATTCGGAATTGTAGTCGTGTCTATATATCTTCTTTCTCAGAACATCTATGGAAAGAACTATAAATTCTACATTAAACTTGTCCTTAAGTATTTCTCTGTATATGATGTACGGTATTTTTTGACTTTCCGAGTTTCTTCTGTTTTTGATATCTATTAAAACATAGTTTCCTCTTTTTGTAAGTGCCACAAAATCCGGTATTATTTCGAACACAATCTCTGGAAATTCTCTAATTTTTCCTTCTATCTTTTCTTCCCAAACCAAAACTTCCTCTACCTGTATTGAATTTCGTATTCGAAGCAGAAAATCAAAAGAGTCTATTAGCAACTTCTTTTCTAGCTCATAAAGGTTGTCTTTTTCTTCAATGATATCTTTTTCGTAAAGCATCTTTACAAAGGCGTGTTCTTTGTCTAACAGAGATTTGTATTCTTCCAAATCTTCGCTAAAATCAAGTTTTCCCAAAACATCTCTATACATGTAGTAAAAAGATGCGTGAGAAAATCTTCCCAAAACAGCGCTTCTAGTTGGAATCTTCTTAGGTATATTGTTATCCTTCAAGTAAAACTTAGTTATCTGAAAATTCCTTGGACAAAAAACATAGGATTTTACTAGTGAGGGAGATATCTTAAAAGGTAAATTCATCTTCCCCTCCCTCCTTTTTGCTTTCCTCTTCTGCTGATTCTATGTTTTCTTCAATCTCTAGCGCCCTAGAAACGCTCAAAAATCCCAATCTTCTTGCTATAGATTTTAACTTGCCAGACCTCTTATCTGTCGTTTGCTCGGATATTAGAGAAATTAAATCTACTTCTTCAGGTTCAGTTTCCACAAGTAAAGAATACTCTTCCTCACTAATTTCACTTCTTTCTTCTAAGAAAAATTCAACCAGAGATTTTACAGTTTTACTCTTATATTTGTACAGAAGCAACTCTCTCTTTAACGCCATGAGTTTGTCATAATGTCCATTAACAAGATACAAGACTCCTCTAAGAAGTTTTCTTTCTTTGGGCGGTATGTAATCTATTTCTACAGACTCTATTTCTCTTTTTGCTTTAGATAGCTCCTTATTTATCACATAGTCTACCCTTCTAATAAGCGCATCAAAAGGATATTTTGATCTTTCACATATCCTAAGCATTAAGTTATAAACATGCTCATTTTCTCTGTAGTTGAAAAATAGTTTCATTAGTCTTTTGATGAGTTCTTCTCTAATTAACTCCTTATTTTTTACAGGTAAATCTTTAACAATATTTCTTAAATGCGCATCTATAAACACATCATAAACATCCCTTGTGTCTGCTGTTTTTATAAACTCTTCGAACGATTTCTTTTTTAAAATTTCATCTATGTCCTCCTTATCTTTATAAAAAACAAACATTGCAGAAAAAGAGGGACGATTGGTTTTAATGATAGTTTTAGCAACATTAAAATAGGCCGTAGTTCCAGCATCATCGTTGTCAAATATGAAATAAACAACAGGAAATGTGTTTAAAAGGTTAATTTGTTCTACTGTAAAATGTATACCTAACAAGGAAGCAGCTGGTATATCTCTTTCAATTAAAGCTAAGGCATCATATGGTCCCTCTACTATGTAAATAGTATTCAGGTTTTTCTTCTTTGCTATCTTTACAGCCTCATTCAAAAACGGCAAGTGTTCAGTTTTGCTAAACTTCGTGTTCAGGTATTTGGGCAAGCTCATATCATTTAATGACCTTCCAACAAAGCCAACAATTCTATTTGCCCTAGAATATATCGGAATAATAATCCTACCCATGTACCTAAACTTCAGCTTTCCTTCTTCATCTCTACTGAAAATTCCAAGCGTTACTAACCTCTCTATGTCTAACTTTTCTTTTACTTCGTTCGTAAAATCTACCAATTTTTCATTTGGAATATAAAACATCGAGTACTTTGGTACTAATCCTAGTTTCTTAATGTTAAAGTCTTCTACAGTTTCTTTGTCGTTATACTTAGAAAGTAGCTTAAGAAGTTTTGAAAACAACTCATGATCGTCATTATACTTTTTTTCGCCTTTTGTCTTTACATCGATGCCAAATTTTTCTCTAAGAATCTCTCCAACTTGATTTATTGGTACATGTTCCACTAAAGAAATAAACTGATAAATGTTTCCACCTGTATTACATCCAAAGCAGTAAAAAACGCCAAGGTTAGTGTCAATATGAAAAGAGGGTGTATCTTCGGGATGTAGGGGGCAAAGACCGTAATACTTCCCTCCCCCTCTATGTCTAAGATTTGTGTACCTGCTAGCTATTTCAAAAAAATCCAGCCTGTGCTCAATGCTCATGGCTTCATGCTAGCACAGAGCGCTTAGAATGTCAAGACGCAAAAGATTTTCAAGACTGCTTGAGGCTAAAAAATAAGTCTGGTCTTTCTAATATCTCTTTAGAAACTTCTTTAGGATGTATATAGCACTCTTCACATCTTGGTTCATAATGCAAATTAATTAACACTTGCTTATTCGGAATTATCGGTAAAGGCTCACCATCATAAACTGCTTGATTGTATTTAGCCTTTCTTCCACACAAAGAACAATAAGACTCTAATTCCTCACTAATGTCTGCTTCTTTCATAAGAAATTCAAACTGTTCGTAAACATTAGCTTCATAATCAAACTTCAAACCTATGAAGTTTATCATAACATCTTTGTATTTAAAGTACTTGATAAGCTGTTTCAGCTCATATTGCTCTATTAAATGAAAATGTTGAACATGAATAACATAACTTTCATCTTTTTTTACTTTGTAAAAAACTTCGTGTGGATAATAAGAATGATGATAATACACCTTTCTATTTTTAAAACGAACTTCTTTTTGGTTAGAAATAAAAGTTGGTCTTATTAGTAAGTAATTTACATTATACCTTTTTGAAAGGATAGAGGACATGTAAACCATTTCCGCTTTTCCTGATTCTACTGTTCCCCAAGAAACTCCAAAGACTGACATAGTTCTTATATAACACAAAAATCTTTAGTTGTCAAGGCCCATTTTAAATTTGTAAAACATAGACTTTACCTCATCGTAATTCAATCCAAGTTCTTCAAAAACCTTGTGTTTTCCTTCAAAAAACTTGTTGGCAATATTGTACTTTATCGCTTCTTCTGGTGTGATGTAAATATCTTTGTGTGCCCCTTTCCCAATCACCTTCTTTTTAAGTCCAATCTTTTTTATAAACTCATTTTCAAAAATAGTCTTCAATACTTTGTACTGTTTGTCCAAATTGTCAACAATGTCTTTAGAACCAATAGGTTGAGGATGGTTTACGAGGAAGTCGTGCATAATGAAAAACGAATTAGGTGTAACAAACCTATTAGATTCCTTAGTAGAGAGGAAGATGTAAACACCAGCGCTTGCAATAATAGAATTAGCTACGAAAACTATATCTCTCTCAAAACATTTAATTAAATTAATTACTCTCATAGCCTGCATTACATCTCCACCAAGAGTGGAGAACTGTACAATGATTGGAATTTTATTTAGTTCAATACCAACTTCTCTTCCTTTGGCTACTTCAAACTTAGACAACTCATGAGAAACGACATAAATACTATCAATAAACTCATTAACAGAAAACTCATCTATATCTGCACTAAAGTTAATTTCAACAAAGTTGTCATAAATTACGCTTTGAGGCCTTTGGTCTTCAGAGCCACAGTTCAGAATCCTCTTGTGTAGCACCTTCGTCCTCCTCCACCTTAATATACCTCACCTTGCCCCCCTCTGTAAAGAGTTTAAAATCGGGCCAACAAATTTGTGTGAAAGCACAATAAGAACATTGCCAAGGTAAAGTCTTCACTACTAAACCATTGCCAAGGTCTTCAATCCTGTACTGATAAGGACGCTCAGGTAATTCGCCCTTAATTCCCCTTATAGCCTTCCTAAAGTTGTCTATAACTTCTTCTACAACCTTTTCAGAGTACAGAATCGGAACAATCATTCTATTGCTTGTATTTTTGTTGTAAACCCAAAGATAAGCTTCTTTTATACCTGTAGCATACATGTAGGCGTTAAGCTGCTTAACATAATCTTCTCTAGGCTCTTTTTTAAATTCATTAAAAGTTCTTTCGTTCACAGTTTTTATGTCTATAATTACATCACGATCCTCCAATTTTAGAACTCCGTCTATGTGTCCTGGTATTTTATAATCATCCACCTCAAGATATACTGTATCTTCAACGCTTACAAGTTCATTAACCTCGGAAATAAGTGCACGCTCTAATTCATGTAAAGCATGCCCCATTTGAAAAATGCTTATAGCTCTTGGAGATAAATCTTTGATTTCTTCTTGCTCCTCAAACTGATAAATTACAGAATACGCTATCGCTCTAGGACATTTACCAGAAGAAGAGAGTCTTAGATAATTTCCTTTTTCTCTCGAATACTCTAAAGAAAAATTAAAGCTAACCCTTCCTCCATTCTTTGTCATATAAACCAAATATTCTTCTACCAACCTAAGAACATCATGAACAGATTTTGCCCTCGGCGGTTTGTTGTTTTCTTCTTTAAACTTTAACACCTCTTCAATGGTCATCTTTATCCTCCAGGGGGGGTGTTTTTTATCAAACATATCATGAGTATACATCTATCTTAAATTCAAGCTCTTTTTTAATATCAACATCAAGAATATTCTCCATCGATTTGTCTACTACAAAAATTGCTTGTGGTTCTTTTTTGTTTTTTGTTTTTCTTAAAATTCTGCCAACAAGCTGAACAGAAGAAACTTTGCCGTAAATTAAAACAGAAGTTATCAGCGTATCTAAAGAGGGATAATCAAATCCTTTAGACACAACGCCATATGTTGCTATAATCAGATTTTCATTTTCGTCAAGAGCGTCTTTTCTTTTTGATGTCAGTATTTTTGCCATCGGAAAAACTTTAGCAAGGTAGTCTATCGTTTCCAAGCGAGAAACTACAACAAGTACTCTTCTTCCTTCAGACAACTTCTTGTTAATGATATTAACAAAGCGATCCCTAAATTTTTCTGAAGACTCCAGTTGCGTCTGATATTGAGCTAACAATAATGTTCTATCCATTCCATTCCAAATCTTCAATTTGTTTATAAAGGAATCTTTCACAACCTCAATTGAAAGTTTGTCTTTTAAGTCGTTTTTGTAACCTAATTTTTCGGCATCTATTATTACACTACCTATCGTGTAAAAGTGTAAAGGAAAGTTAGAAATATAAGGAGTAGCAGTAACGCCAAATATGTATTCAAATCTCCCAAATAAAGCTACGCTTTTACCGAAAGCAATTGCTGCACTAGTAGTGTGGGCTTCATCATAAATGACCATATTAAAGTTTGATTTGTCAAAAATATCAAAATACTTTTTGAAATCTTTTTTCATTAGAGAATTAAGAAACTGAACTGTAGTAACTGCAAAATCATATTCGTTATCTAAAATATCCTCAACATTTTTTCTATCCAAAACTATAACCTCCGGTTGCTCAAAAACTTCATTAATTTTATCTACCCATTGGTCAATTAACACCTCTCTGTCAA